AAGATACATTTGGTTTTTATATTGGGTATATTTTATATCGGCTATCTCTGCACTTGTGTATGTCGTTGTAACCTCAACGGGCGTTCCGTTGTTCTGAATCTGCTCGCCGTTTTTATAGAACCGAATATAATTGTTTCCAAATTCGAGAGCGTACCCATTTTCCTTTGATTCTGAGAATTCTATTATATTGACATTGCTTGTAGAATCTTTGACCTCGGCGACAAATTTTGTTCCGGTTCTATAAGCAGCACCACCAGCAGGACGTATTTCCCAGTTTTCACATTGCTTAACACCTGACGCAAGTTTAGAAAAATCTATTCTTGAGAAAAGCTCGGTAGATATGATACCGGCCGAAAACGATGGTTGTGTTGAATTGAACTCTGCCATTATCGCCTCACGTCAACATAATAGTTTTTTAAATCTTTTTCATATTTATTTTCTCTGTTTGTGGTTGTCGCAACAAGTGAAAGTTGCGTGTTTATCTCTGAAGCAATTTCGCTCCTTATTTCAGCTTTTGCCCCGGCCATCTTTGTTATCTTTTGTGCCATAAACAAATAGAACAGGCGACAGAAACTTTCCGGCAAAAGTTTTTCATCAGACACATCGACGTTCTCGGAAACAAACGGTTCTTCATAATCGCAGCAAATACATTTGTCTCCATTTACGATTGCAATCTTAGCATCAACCAAATCAAACGGAATAAAATTTTTGGCCTTATAAGCCGTTTCATTTACATAAAAGTCGTTAATCCTCAAAGCCTCGTCGGGATATTTATAGGCATACTTATATCCTTCAACATCCTCAGAAACGCGCGCGAGTTTTAAAAACTTTGTAGCAAAAGACCAAGGATAAACAGAGAGAAGCTCGCGACGGGTTGCATCATAGATACGTCTGCAACGCTCGGCCTCAACACTGTTTTCGTCCAAGTTTGTGATCGTGGCGTCCTGATGAGCCTCAATCAAAGCATAGTTGCATATATCTATTTTTTCCATCGCAAGCCTCCGTTATTTACTTTGCGTCGCCCTTTGTGGCAGGTTCTTTTTCTGCCTCTTTGGCTTCGAGTTTCTTTTTCAATTCCTCGATCTTAGCTTCGTATTCGTTCTTTAATTGTTGTTTTTCCAATTCAGAAGAACGGACAACATCCTCAACAGTTTTATTGTTGCTGGACGCAGAACGAATCTTTTTGATCAAGTCCTTATCCGCTTTTTCAAATTCTTCTTCGGGAATGAATCGAGGTCCGGCGCTCATCATTTGTTTGAGCAATCCTTCTTCTTCGACCACAACACGATCGCCGTATTTGTAACGACGTTTATTGAAAAAAGCACAGCCTTCACCATCAACAATACAGATGTAGGCCCCTAGCTTGTATCCACCGTCTGTCTTTTCGACAGTTTTTGTTTGAGTATTTTTAGCCATTTCAATTCTCCTTTTTAATGTTTGGCAATCGGGGCACCAATATAGGCATCCCATTTTCCGTCTGTCAAAGAACGTGTGGCGCCATAAGCGACCTTCACATATCTTTTTAAGACAGGAAGTCTGATGCAGCCCTGAGTACCAGCGACAGGATCTGTCAATGTAACAGCACCACCGACGACGTCAGTGAAATCTGTGCCGTTATCAGAGTCTTGCAATTTAACAGTAACAGCATTTGCTGCAGTACCGCCAGTAAGGTATGTACCAGAAATGCTGATGTTGGTTGAACTTTTCTTCAGTTTGATGCTATTGCCAGCTGTTCCAGCTTGAGCAGCAGTAATTGTGATTTCATCATCACCTGTAATCTCAGCTGTAACTGTGCTACCAAAACCTTTTGCAACAATGGCAGCCATTGTTTTGGCAAGCGTATCACCAAGCAATATCTCGTCATCACCGGCATCAGAAGCAACGAATGTATAGACAACATCGTCAATACCAATCGTGTCATTGGCAGCAGGATTAGCTTCAAAAGTGAATTTACCGCTTGCTTTTTCAGCAACGGGAGCGGTATCTTTGCAACATTGAACATTCAAGTATCCACCACCGTGAACGTTTCCCGACAAGTTATTAACTTCCAAACCTAAATCCAACGTATTTGTTGAACTGGCGGACGTTCCTGTAACAGCTTGCTTGTCAGAGAATTCAAGTTTTAGATCTTTTAAACTCATTTTTTTCTCCTTTTGTTAAAGAAGAATGGGGGCGGTTTGCCCCCACCCTTTTAATGTTGAGTAGCTTTATCGCCAACCCAAGCGGTGAAAGCACCAGTAGCGGCGGCAGTTGCACCGTATTTAACGGTGAAGTACCGACGTACTTTTGGCAAGGGGATGGAGATAACCGTACCAGCGGTTAATCCCGCCAAAGAAATCGTACCAGTGCCAGCAACTTGAGCAAAGCTGTCGTTGTCAGCAGAATCTACGATTGTCAATGCAGGAGCAGTACCGCCAGAAATCGATGTAGTCACTTGAATGTTTAAGTATCCGCCGCCGCGTTTATTCACGCCGGGGATGCTTGATGTTTCACCAAAGTCGATAACGTTGGTAACGTTAGCGGCACTTGTTTTCCCACCGACAGAGTATTTGTCGCACAGGGTCAAGAGTTCATCACGTAACATAGCGTATTCTCCTTTCTTTCAATTAAGATACTTGATCTTCGTTTTCCGAAATCATTTCGTCCAAGCGGATAGGCATACCACGGATGGATGTCAATGTTTCACCAAAGACTTCCTTCGGGCTGTACCAGACATTCGCTTTGGCGTTAGCACGCATTTCGATTGCCGCGTGGACATTGCGAGACACATACATCACAGCCTTTTGACGAATAGAAGCGGGCATACGGTTCAACAACAAGATCACGTCGTTTTCGTCAAAAGAACTTGCTGTCGGAGCAGAAGCGTCAATGTTAGCAATACGAGCCACAGCACGCAAATCGGCCACGCACAAACCGCAGCTGACTTCCACATAGTCCTCGTACACACGCATTTTTGTTCCGTCTGCCAAATCCATTGTACGTTCACCTTTGTCTTCAAATTTGACACCGGCTTGAGATCCTTTCGGATAGCACAAATAGGCACCGTTTGTGGTATCCCAAGCAACAATGTAAGCGGATGTCAAGTTGCTTGAACCGCCAGCACTGATAACCATTTGACCCAAAGAGTCACAATAGGATTCCACACCGTCGAACGCACAGGTGTCGGCAGCTTTTGAACCGTAAATAATATCGGTTTCAACGTCTTGACCAATACCCATAATCGTCGCGCGAGCTTCGTTATTACGATATTCTTGTTTGTTCGGAGCCATATCAACCAAGCGGGCATCGTATGAGGGCCAGTTACCACGGGCCTGAATACCAGATGTCACTTGTTCTGTGGCACCACGATTTCCGCCGATACCCTTATTGAATTTCAAAATTTCAGATGTGGGCAATTTTGTCCGACGGGAATAAATGTGTTGCTGTAAATCATTAGCTTCAACCCACGGGGCATCTTTAATGATTGGGGTTTCTTTTTGTAACACTTCCGCAACAACGAGAAGGTTACCGTCAGGGGCGCGGTTGTTCAAAACGTCCAACAGCGTACCTTGTTTTAATAATTCATTAGTAGCCATTTTTTTCTCCTTACGTTTTAGCTATTATTTGAACTTTAACATTGGATTACCTTGAGAATCTCTTTGGACGCGATCCGTAGGAACTGCGGACTTGCCAGAGATTAACTCCGCGTCAGCCCGTTCCTGAGACAACCTTAACATATCCTTTAGGAAATCAGGGTTTTTCTCGAGACGGGTGTCCTTTAAAAATTCCAATGTGCGAGGCGAAAAGATTTGTCCTGCCGTTTCCATCGCTTTGGATACGTTATTATCGTAATCCTTGCCCAAAACAGGATCTTTCTTTCCTTCTTCGGCCCATTGTTTTTCAAGTTTTCCAATATCTTCTTCTTGCTGTTTAGCGAGCACATCACCAGATTTGGATGCTTTATCCATAATCCAATCAACAAAGCGTTGAGCGCCATCTTGATCTTTGATTCCAAGGCTTTCAGCGTCCTTAATGAACTCAGCCTTTTGCTCGTCTGTTACCGTAATGCCCTCGGGCAATTTCAGTTTTGCAACGTCAAAGCCCTCGTTTTGATTCTTATCACTACCTTCTTGAGTGTCGGAATCGGGTGCATTATCTTTATCAGCCTCAGTAACTTTCCCATCACCCTCTTTGGGTGTGTTTTCATCTGGGGTAGCGGAAGCATTTTCTTGTTTCCCCGTAGATTGTGGAGCGGCTGGTTCCGTCGGTTGCCCGGCGGTATTCGCCTCATTTGCGGCGGGTGCCGCGTTAGCTCCATCATTCCCTGTATTTGTTCCCTCTGCGGGAGTCTGTACAGTATCAGTCATTATCTTTCTCCTTTTGTTGCGCCCTCAGTTTTTGTTCAGAGAGCATTGTTAAAAAGTCGTTATAGCAATGATACACAATTAAATTGAATAAGTCAATAGCAGGTTTCATCATTCCTTGACGAAAGTCATCTTTTTGTGTTGACGGTATTCCGACAGACAAATCAACACCGCAAGAATCGGCCAAAAATTGGAATATAAAATCACGGCCATCAACGGTTTTCATAATCCGTTTCAGCTCATTGATTTTGTCAAATTCCCTATTGTCCATATACTTCCTCCAAAGCACCGCCAGAAATTGTATCAGCTTGAGCCATATCCTTTGCGGCCTTAGCTTGAGCAACCAGATTGTTCTGTTGAATCTGGGCTTGCTGAGCCTGTTGCTGAGCTTGAATAGCCTGAGCCTCTTGTTCTTCAACAACTTCGTTCGGCACATTGAGGGATTGATCAATGCCCAAACGTTTTGCATAGAAGTCGCACATAGCCAAAATATCAGGCTTGCGAGCCGCAATCGGATTGATACCGGCAACGGACGAAACGAATCGCAAATACCGCTCAACGAGGCTCAAATCATTGATGTCTTGAGACATAGCCAACAATGACGTATATTCAACGCGCATATTCTTGCCGACCAAAGATTCGGGAGGTGTGCCCAACCAACCATCTTGATAGGCGATTGTGAATGTTGTCTCAACCAAATTCTTTAAGAATTCTGTCTGCAACCGTTCTACGACAGAACCAAGCATTGTCATCTTTTCCTGTTGAATTCCCTGAGCTTCTGTGGCAGACATTGACTTGTCTTTATTTAATAAAGCATAGAACAAATCATTGTAGGTTAATTGGTAAATGCGCTGGGTAATTCGGGTTATATTTTCCAATGCCTCGCGTGTTGCATAATTTACATTGTATAAAGGCAACACACCGTTTGGATCGTCCGTATATGTGATGCCGTTTGCCGACACGTCGGTCTTTGCATTACGTAATTGGTTTGACGCGCGCAAAGGCGGATCAATCATTTTCTTGTTTGCCTTTGCTAAATCACGTTCGTAGGCCTGCAAACTTTTTACATCACCCAAAATCTGGCGGCCCAAGCCAACGCCGTATGGATTATTCTCTACCCGTTCCCATCTGGCGCACATAAAAGGAAAGTAAGAAGTGGTTCGATAATCAAGGAATCTTTCAGAATTGTCGTCCTCTAAATAATAAGCTGACAGATACGGCTTGTTATTGTAATTCTTAAACTGAGGCAAATAATTCGGGTTTGGTTCAACGCAGTGAATAACAGTGTGATATTCTTCGGTGTTGTCTTTTTCCAGCGCGTCCAAGATTTTTTTGGGCAAATTCTCTTTCCCAAACTTTTCAAGCAGCTGACGATTCGTTAAAGCAAAATTACGATAGCAAGAATTGATAGCGCCCTCTTGACCTTCCTGCGTCCAGTATTCTCCAATAGTCATTGGGATAAATCTGAAAGCCGTGCGAGGATCACGCTGAACACCAAGCATATTGCAACCATACAAAATTGTTTCCTTAAAAGAAGAATACAGGTTTTCATACAAACCTGCTGCCTCATACAAGCGATACAATTTATTCATTGCATTTGTTAGCCAAATAGATTCCTCACGCGTTTCATCTTCAACGCCAAGTTTAAACCATTTCAACCTGCTCGGCGTAAGGTTAGACACCATAGCGGTCGAAAGGTTGTTGACATAATACATTGGCAAAGTGTTAATGT